CACTTGCAATAGAGTATTTAGTAGTACCAGTAGTTCCGCCAGGGGCAGAACCAACTTTTGCTATTGGTCTCATGCCAAAAGCTTGGTCTATGTTAGCCATAGTAGTCTCCTAAATTTTTTAGAGACACAATGATCTTACTAATTAAGATTTTTTGCCTCCAAAAGTTACTCTGCTTTGCCTCTCCTGATGGATTGGCATCGCTGGATGTTCTTCTTTGTGGAGATCATTTTCAACAGCTTTTGTCTTTTGGTCAGTTAAAGATCTGAAATATTCATCTCTGTCTTCTTTAACTTCTATCGGACAACGCATTAATAATAATCCGCCTATACCTATTACACCTTTGTATTTGCCGTCAACGATGGATGGTAAATCCAATCTATCGGGATACTCGTCTATTTTCACAAACTCATATCCGCTTCGTATCCTGCCAATGATATTTTTTTCATCAGCCATACCACGATATTCAGCTCTTACCCACCGATGGTGAAAACCTTCTGGTGGTTCAGGTGCTTCTAAATTCGATGGAGGGACCCATCCCCTCTTACGAACATCCTTTTCACGGGTCTCTTGTTTGCGTGAGGTTTTTTTAATTGTTTCAGTCATTTACGCCTCCTTCACGTGTTTTGCGTATTCTTCTAGTGGCACATTAAGTCTTTTAGCTATTGCAACTTGTGAAGGTGTGAGCTTCACGACTCGGCGTCCAGATTTAGTTTTTCGTACGGCCGACGCTACAGTCTGAACGGGCTGTTTCGTTTCGGTTTTCTTCTCCTCTTTAGCTTGTTTAAACTTATGAGGAAACTCTTCTCTTATATAAGAATTAATCTCAGTATAATACTCATCGCTCGTTGGGTCAAACCCTTCTTGCATTAATTCGTCATGATAAGACATCGCAGTAGCAGTCATAGCTTTATCTGCTCCAAACCATGTATTATTTGCGGCCCAATCTTCTGCTTTATAATCTACAGGTTGATAAGGTTGCTGTTGAGGCGCTTGCGCTTGTTGTTGTTGAAAAGCTTTTTGAGCTTCGTCATCTCTTTTTTGATTAGCTTTTAAATTACCTAAACGTACAGAGTCTGCTTTTGCTTGCGCTAATTGTTCTTGCGCAGATACTTGTCCCTCAGTGTCATTATCTTCTATAGCTTTTTTAAGTTTTGATTTAGCAGCTTCTACTGAAGATGTAACTCTACCTTCAAACTCAGATACATAACCTCTACCTACATTACTATATTTCTTTTTAAGATCTTCATTTTCTTTTTGTGTAGTTTCATAAAGTCTTTCCATTTCTCGCATTCTTCCTACGAGATTGTTAATTCTTTTCTTTACACCTTTACTGTAATTATCAAGATCACCTGTTTCATAAGGATCAGCAGAAACTTCTTTTTCTGGTTCTTCTTTTTGTTCTACAACTTCTTCTTCTTGTTGAACTTCAATTTCTTTTTGAGGTTCTTCTCTAACCTCAACTTGTTCTTTTTCGTCATTAAGTTCCACTTCAACGGGATCACCTGATGTGTCTATTGGAACCATTTTCTCATTAGCATTTTGCATAGAGTTCTCCATGTTTATAAAATATTAGCTGGCAATATATCTCTTGGATCATCAACAACTGCCAGAATTTCATCGTCGTTAATAATTCTTAATTCGCCCCCATCTATTTTAATTCTAGATCCCGCATATCTGGTAATTAAAACCCAATCATCCTTCTTGCACCAAGGGCCATCAGGATATCTCTCTTTATCTTTATAGGCGCTAGGACCTATCTTTAAAACTTTACATATATTTGTTGTTATTTGTGACTCACTAATTGTTTCATCTGTAAGATGAATACCGCCTGCAGTTTTATTTTCTAATTTAAGTGGAAAAAGAACAATTCTAAAGCCTGTTGGTTCAGGAATCTTTTCTAATTCTTGTTTCTTTTGTTCCGCTTGTTTGCCATCCCAAACATGTTTAGGGACTATTAATTTTGGTTTAGTCATCGTCTAGCTCCTGTTTTTTTAGCAGGTCCGTGAGTTCCTGTACTTCTTGTTGTAAGGCATGTAACTTACCCGTCAAATACCTATATTCGTTCCAATCTGAAACGCCTTGTAATATAGCTTGTTCTACTGCTGTTTGTCTATTTAATAATTGATTTTTATAGTAAGTAAAAAAATTTTCTATTCGCATGATTTCATTTGGTCAGCTAATTTTTTGCAGCGATTTGGAGTTTGTTTATTCCATTTCGAGTCGAGCATCTCGTAACTCGCACCAATAAAATTGCTTTCCTGCAGGGCCTTCCACATGTTACGAAACTTAGAAACCCCTGACTTTCCAAGTTGATATACCATTTCGGTAATAGTGTGCTGAGCAGTGGTAGGCAAATCTCTTACATTATTATCTTCCATAAGTTGTCTTGCCAAACCGATTGCTTTATTTAAATCTTTATCAAATACTTCTTGTAGTTCTTCTTTGGTATATGCTTTACCATCTTCAAAATTATCTTCATGTACCACTTTATGACCCCAGCCTATTGTGCGAAATCCTTCGGTGTCTATATATACGTAATCTCTAAAGCCTTCGGATAGTTTTACTGAACCAGCTAATTCGTCATAAGTCATTAACAAGTTTGATAATCTATAACTAATTTCCAATTACCAGATTGACCATCGTTGCCTGTTACAGTTATTTTAACATCTGTTGAGTCCCAAAAGTTCGTGGTTATTTTTTTAAAATCAAAAGGCTCACCTTTATTAGCTGTATAAGTGTGACTGTATCCATCACAATCAGTTTTAATTTTTATGTCATAACTTCCATCTGGTGTGTCATCAACTAAAGTAGCCGATCCTTTTACAGATACACCACCTGTTACTGCTGACTTTTCCCAGGTTTCTCCAATAGCTGCCTTTGCAGTATAGTCTCCACTTTTACCTACAATGTGTTCTTCGTGTGAATGTTTTTCCATAGTCTTCTCCTTTTTATTTAGTTAAACCTTTTGCCTTCTCGAAACTTCTCATGCCGGCAACTCCGAGCATTGAAGTGACAATGGCTAGAAGGGGCCCAGTTTGAATTTCAGGAGCAGTTAAATTTAATCCTGAAAATTTAGAATACCATTCTATGCATGGAGATAAGATAAATTCAAACATTAAAGCAAGGCCACCTATCCATCCTATAAATGGTCGCCAGCCACTCACAAATACACTGCGATGGCTGGCTTCTTTTGCATTAACATCTAATTGCTTTTCCGCAAGCTTTTGTTGAATGCGTTGCATCAATATTTTTTTATCTAATTTCTCTTCGTCTGATGTATGAATCTCGTCGACAACTTTAGCGATAGTTTTTAAGGCTCCGCCTTTACCACCTAATAATCCTCCGAGAAGTTGTAGCACTATGCTGCTCCGCCTGTCATCCAACTAATAATCCAAAGAACAACGATAGCCACGATAGCCGCTTTTATCCAGTCCTTCATTTTCCAATCACTCCATTCTTTGATGTGTGACCATAGATCTTTTAGTAAGTTCATAGAACCTCCTTTGTTTAAGATGGGGATTATACTACTTTAAACCTTTAAATGGAACTTTTTTAATCTGCATTCTACTTGTTTGTCCTTGAGGTCCAGGTCCTTTGTTTTGTTTTACAACAAAAGGGGAGAAAACTTGCTCTGCTGTGCCAGCAACTTTTCTATTTGGAAATGGATTCTTTTGGGAAACAGTAGTCATTTTTGCATTTTTAAATTTCATTAGAAACCTCTCTTTGCTGCACCGAAGCCACGTTTTGCAGCACGGATAATTTTTTTCTTATTCACTGAACCACCCTTTTTAAAAACTCCTTTACCTTTTAAGATATCTGCTTGTGTAACCTTACCATCGCCAGTTAAATCTGGAAAGCCACCATCTTTCATTTCAACAACACCACCATTTTTTTTACCTATAGGTTTAGCTTTGTTCTTAGCTCTTACTCTTCTTTGCTTTTCAGCTTTCAGAATAGCTTCATCTTTATCAGATCTTTTTTTTGGTTTCTTTTTTATTGTAACTTTAATTGGGTTTTCTTGTTCAAATTCTATTTTTGCTGTTCTTGCTGCACTCTCATCTATATCTTTAAGAGTTGTTTTTTGCATTGCTTTTTTTACAGCTTCACGATCAGAAGTATCTAATAATTTGTCAGTCATGATTAATGTATAGTTGGTTTTATAAGATTTATCAAGTCTCTTACGTTATGATGTAAAATATTATTATGTTCATCTTCCGTAAGATTATTGTGATATAGCATTTTAGCAACAGCCATCATTGCACCTGCCATTAAAATTTGATCTTCTTGTGATTTAGTGGACGAGTCAACGATTGTCATTAGTCCATTAAAATAATCTTCTAATATTTGTGTTGGAGTATCCATAAATTATAGTTAAGGTTATTCACTTAGCTTTGCAAGTGATATTCCCTCTCTGATAGTTGCATGTTTATCTGCATTATCTATCTTTTCTTGATTTTGAGTTGCACCTACTGTAGCTTTTTGTTCTTCAAGAGCTTGTTTCTCTCCATCTTTTTGTGCACGGAGTTCTAATTCTTCTGCACGAAGCCCTAACTCTTCTTTTTTAAGTGTAACAAGTGGATCTTTTTGCATACCTTCTAAATATTCTTGTTCTTCTGCTACCATTTCATTAGTTAACTCCGCAATTCTTACAGAAACTTGTTTCGCTGTCTCTATTTCAAATTGTTGTTGCAGTTCTGGTGGTATTTGACCCCCATATTGCTGTGTTAACTGTTGAATTTCTGCTTGATTTTGTGCCATAACCTCTTCTTTTGCCTGTTCACTAATGTGATTAGAGATATGAGCTTGAATTAAACCCAGTACAGGAGGTGAATTCTTTACCAAATATGTCGACATAAAGGCACGATGTGCATCTATGTGAGCAACATGGTCTTGTTGTGGAAATGCTTGAGCAGGTTTTTGTAATAACATCACTGAATTTTCCATGGCAGGATCTGTTGGCTGTGGTTGTGGGGGAGGAGGTAGTATTTGATCAATTTGTTGCACACCCATCGCTTGATACATACGTCTATATGCTTCATATTGGTTATGAATCTGTGGATTTGACTGTGCTAATTGTAATTGTGTTTGTGCCAACGTAATACGTTGAGACATAGAAAAGATTGTTGGGTCTGAAACAGGTATAATGTCTACTCTGTCATCAAAATCAGTTTGTTTAATTTGTCTGTTGCCTCCAGCTACCATGTATGGATATTCTGGTGGTAAGAATTCAGCCATTATTCTGCCTAAAATTCTAAATTCTTTTTTCTGTGCGTAGTGTAATCGTTTATGAATTGCACTCATGACTTTAGAACCTTGCTCTAATAGCGCCATTGTTGTACCAACGGGATTTGCTTGAGATCCGTCTCCTATTTTTCCATCAGCTACTGCAGCAAACTTTCTGCCAGCGTCAACACAAAAACCTAGTAAGGCGAATAATGTTTGATCGGGTCCTTTATAAGGAAGAGGTAGTAATCCATTTCGTAAGTCACCACTTGGTGCATCAACATCTCTAAATTCTCCAGGTTGAATTGGACTATCATCGTCTCTAATTCGAAGACCTCTTGCTTTAAAACCTGCGGGTAAATTCGATAGTGTACCAGCGTCAATGAGTTGACGCAAAACGGACGTGGCCGTCCTACTGAGTCCGCCAAGCATATGGATAAGACCAAAACCATAAAAGCCAAGACCCGGTAAAAATTTATAATGAACAAAATATTCTGTTTTCTTTTTATTAGGATCTTCTTCTTTGTAGTTACGATAGACGGATAAAACTTTTCCTGATCCTTCATCAATGGTAACAACATATGGAATCTTTATACCTGTAGGTTCTCCTGTTTCC